GCGAGCAGTTCATGAACGGGGGCGGGGCGGCCTAAGTCCACGGCGGCGGCGGCTTCGGCCAGCATCCGGGTGTGTTTGCCGCGGCTCATGAAGTCCATGATCTTGCCGCCAGTGGCGTGGAAGGTGGCACCAAAGAGCGCTCCGGCGGTGAGGTTGTAGATAACTTGAGCAGCGCCATAGTCCTGTCCTTCTTCCAAGGAAAGCGGGATGTTCAGGCCCTCGGCGGCGAGGTTGCCGAGGCTGCCATCAATGGCACCGGCGACAAGCCGGGCCCGGGTGACCCCATAGCGAGCGACGAGTTGGGCCATGCGGGCTTCTCCGACAAATGGGATGAGGGAGGCGGCGAGGTTGACGGGATCAGCAAAGGACACGGCAATGCCGGTGCCGAACTCGGCGGCGGTTTGGAGTGCTCCGCCTGGCCCCCGGGCGAGGGTGCGATTGGCTCGGTAGCGGCGGTTTTCGAGTTCCCAAACTTGGCGGGCGGAGCGTTCCGGCATGGAGGTGGCCCACGGGGTGCCGTCCGGGCGAGGGAATCGTTCGTTGAGTTCGTCCGGGGTGAGGTGCGGCCCAAAGTCCAGCGAACGGTTGAAGGCCCGCCAAATTTTAGGCCCGAGGTTTTCATCCCAAGCCATGCCTGCGGACGCTCCGATGACATCGCCCAGATCGGCTGGGGTGGACAAGAGGGCGAGGTTGGCGTCGGGACGGTTGGGATCGAGGTTGCGGGCCAGGGGGGGAGTGGGGAGCATGTTCATAGTTGTTAGTCCCAAAGGAAGGAGCGACGGCTTGGTGTGTGAGGTTCCGGGTCAAAAGAGGCGAAACCATGACTGGCCACCGCGGGGGGTCGGTCGGAGTGGGCGAGGACGTGGTAATTGTCCGGGACTGAGGTGGTGACCCGGAGGGCGTCTGGGATGCGCTTGTGCTGGGCGACGGCGAGGTAGCGCATGGCGTCAGCCCAGTGGCTGGTCCAGTCATGGACCGGCTTCGATGAAAAGACCTTGGCTTCTTTGTCGTAGTCCTTGCGGTAGGACTTGAGGGCTTCAATGAGCTTGGCGCACCGCCGCTGGTCAATCCAGACGCGGGGCAGCGTGCGGCGGACGGCCTCGATGCCGTCGGATACGGTGAGCTTGGGAGTGAGGCGAAAGTTGATTCCAAGTTGGCGGGCGGCTTCCAGTCGGCTGTGTCCGGTTCCGATTTCACGGACCTGGATGTCGTGGGGGGCGTTGTGGGATGCGTAGGAGTAGCCGCGAGCTTTGAGGATGCTGGCGTAGTGGGCGAGCCCTTCGCCGTGAGATTCGTAAGCATCAAAGATGCGGATGCGCTCAGTGAATGGCTCGATTTGATAGAACAAGATGATGGTGGTGTCCCGGACGCCAATGTCCCAGGCCGTGTGCACGTCCAGGGCAGGCTCGTAGGGGACATCGGTGATTTGACCGGCTTCCTCGATGTGATTGATAGCTTCGGCGTAGTAGGCGCCTTCCATGGGGGCGGTCCACTCGCAGTAGTATTCGCGGCGGATTTCGGCCTCGCTGACACCGGAGGCACGGTCGATCTCCAACTCTTTGGGGGAAATGACGCCGGTGTCTTCGATGGTCAGGCGCTCGGCAAACCAATCAGGTCGTTTCTCGGCTTCGCGGTAGAGCTGTTGGTAGTGATTGGCGCCGTTGGGTGTGCTGATGAACATGGCCCATCCTCCGTTGGCGGCGAGGATGGGGCGGATCACTCGATAGACGGCGGGGTCGCAGAAAGCGTATTCCGAGAAGACAACGCCAATCGGGTTTTGGCCACGGAAGGAATCCACATTGTCCCCGCCAATGACTTGGTAGGTGGACCCAGTTTTGAGGTTGAGGCGCATTTCATGTTGGTTGGCGTCGGCCCGCAGGGCTTTGGGGAAGTAGTCCAGGAAGCGGTGGCCTTCGTTGGTGTAGCCTTCCCAGATGATGCGACGGCCTTGGTTGAGCTGAGGGAAGACGTGCCAGTAGAGGCCGGGCCGCTTAGTGGTGGCCATGGCGATCCAGTTGATGGCGAACAAATCTTTGCCGGCGCGGCGATGCCACAGGACCACGGCCATTTTCCCGCCCCGGTCCATGTAATCCCACAGCTTCCGCTGGTAAGGGCGACACCGCCAGCCGAGGGCGGGGAGCGCAACCGCACTGGGGTCGGCTTTGCTGGCGGCGTCTTTGGATTTGCGAGGCATGGATCACTTCCTCGGGTCGGCCACCAAGATTTGCACGCTGCCCCCTGATCCCTTGCGCCCGGACGCTTCCACCTTCTGGGCGGCAAGGGCCAGTTGGGCGCATTTCAAAAGCCATTCGGCCCGGAATCGTTCTTCCTCGCTAGCATCGGATTGGAGCCGGTCCCACTGGCGTGGGATTTCCGCCACCACGTCAAATTTCCGGCGTTTCCATTCCTCAAGGAGGGCCGGGGTGGGCTGGGCTGGGGCTGCGGTGATGGAGTGAGAGGCCATTACTTTGTCTTGCCATCCTTGCATAATAGGCCTATAAGCTCAAGGCAAATGAAATGGAGACTTGCCCACGAACACGATACGGACGTTTTGGCGTGGTATGGTGTCAACAAGTTCCCCCCAGGCATGTCCTTTGAGGAATGGCGGGATTACGTGGCGCTCTACATTCGCGCTGGATTGGCGGCTGCGTGTTGGTCTAAGGGGCGCATTTGCGGTTTGCTCATGGGGCGACCCGTGGCCTCTGCGGAAGACGGCCCCCCACGTGACCATCGTCTGGATGCGGCGGGCCGTGTGCTCTGGGTGGAGGCTGTAGCCCTGGATGGTCCCAGCATGAAGGACGCTCTTGGGTGGGCCTTAGTTCATCTGCGGGAGCGCGGATTTTTATTTGACAGGATAGCCTTTAATCGCTGGCCGAAAACTCCGGAGGCCCGGGCTTATCCGCTGGTGCAATTCATGGAGAAATTGGCATGAACGGCTATCATTTTTATCAGCAAGAACAACATCAATTTGGTGGCGGTGGCTCGAAGTCAGCCCCCGCTCCTCCCCCACCCCCTCCCGCGCCTCCGCCTCCGCCCGATGTGCAGAACAAGCCGGAGGCGGGAGACGCTGGAGATGCCGAGCGCAAAAAGCGGGAAGCCCAAGTCCGCAGCACTCTGACTGATGGCCCGGACGACGATCTTCTCACCACCAAGAAAGGAAGCACCCTCGCATGAACGGTTATCATTTTTTTCAACAAGAACAGCACAAGTTTGGTGGTGGAGGTGGATCGCCCCCGCCTCCTCCGGCACCGCCCCCTGCCCCTCCCCCCGCTCCCCCCGCGCCCACTAAGCCAGACGGGGACAGCGTCGCCATCGAAGAACAACGCCGCCGCTTCAAGCAGGCGCAGGGGCGACAGAACACCATTCTGGCCCCCTCGCAAATGGGGGATGCCCCGGTGGCCAAGACGACACTGGGAGGTTAAATGCTGTTGGATTTCCCCAAAGACGCGACTCCTAAGCCGTCTCCTGCCTTGGCGCGACAGGAACGGGCAAAGGCGCTTTGTGCCCGCTTCCAAGGGCTCAAGCGGCACCGCATGTTATGGGAGAGCCTTTGGCAGGAAATCCGGGAGATGGTTAGGCCGAACACGTCCGACTTCCTGGCGCGACTGACGGCCGGCTCGCTGAGGAAAGAACGCGTCTTCGACGACTTTCCCGGCTTTGCCCTCATGACGTTGGCCAGCGGGCTGCATTCCTACGTCACCTCCCCCTCTTCCCGCTGGTTCGAGTTGACCACCCGGCACGCCACGATTGATCGCGGAGACGCGGCGGGCCGCTGGCTGGAAGAGGCCAGCAACACGATTTACGATGCGATGTTAGTGCCGGAGTGTGGGTTCCATTCCGCTCTCCATGAGCTCTACATGGAGCTGGGTGCGTTTGGCACCGGGGTGCTTCTCCTTGAGGAAGGACCGGGCAAGCGCTTGGTGGCAAAGTGCTTGCCTCTGGCGGAGTGCTTTATCAGCGAAAACCGCTCCGGTGTGGTGGACACGCTTTACCGGGAGTTCGAGCTATCCGCCCGAGCGATGGAAGAGATGTTCGGGGACGACACTCCTGCCAAGTGCCGGGACGAGAGAGACCCGGACCGACTTTTCAAAATCATCCATGCCGTCGAGCCTCGCCAGGATGGCAACGGTTGGCGCAGCTCCTACTTGACGCCGGAGGGAGAGATGATCCGGGAAGGGCGGATGAGCAAATTCCCTTACGTGGTGGTGCGGTGGGCGAAGCTGGCCGGGGAGACCTATGGGCGTTCGCCGGCCATGGATTGCCTCCAGCACGTGCGCGTGCTCAACGAGTGCACCCGGATCATGCTCCAGGCGTCTCAGCTTGCTTCTGCACCTCCGTTGATCGTGGACGACGATGGTGTGTTCGCCAAGATCACGCTCCGTCCGTGGGCGGTCTGGCACAAGACTCCCGGCAGCCGCATCGAGCCTCTGGCGCTTAACCCACAGTTGGCAGTCAATCTTGACCTCATCAATCGGTTGCACGACCTCATTGGCCGCACGTTCCTGAACGATCTATTCAACATGCCGAACTTTGGCTCACGGGATCGGGTGACGGCGCAAGAGATTGTTGAGACCAAAGACGATCGGCTGCGGCAGCTGTCGCCGATCCTAGGGCGGTTGGAGCAGGAATTTTTGAATCCCATCATCATCCGCTTCTTCGAGCACTACTCCGAGACTGGGGCCATCCCTGAGCCACCAGCGTCGTTGCGGGAGAAGCCGCTTTCGATTGCTTACCTCTCGCCCGCGGCGCGGGCCCAAAGGGGACAGAAAGCCCTCCGGATGCAGGCCTTCCTCCAGCAGGTGGTGCCTTATCTCCAGATCATGCCGAACGTGCTCAATGCCATCGACACCGAGGGCGTCATCGAGGACTTGGCGTTGGCGGCGGAAGTCAGTCGGTCGCGCTTGCGGACCCGCGCTGAGCGGGAAGCCCTGGCCAAACAGCAGCAGGATGCTCAAGCTCAGCAACTGCAAATGCAGCAACTCCAGGGCATGAGTGGGGCGGCCCGCGCCCTGCGTGATGTGGCGGCAGCCCGGGCGGACATGCCGGAACTGGCCAATTTGATGTCATGAGTGATAAGACCGAACCCGCTGCCATCCGTGCGGCTTATCGTCGCGTCTTTGATGGGCCGGACGGGGAAACCGTGTTGCGGCACATCCTGCGTGCGGGCGGGGTGCTGGCCCGTGGCTTTACGGGTGAGCCTTTGGCACTAGCCTACGCCGAGGGACGCCGCACGCTGGCCCTCCAGATCATCCATACTGCGACTGGCTCAGAGGAGGAAGCAGATCGTTTTTTGCGGAAGATTCTCAGTGAAGAACCTCTTCCGCCAATTCAACCCCAAGGAGAAGAACCATGAGCGATACCGCAACAGCAACCACCCCCGCACCCGAAACCAGTGACGCCGCCCCCGCCGCTGCCCCCACGCCTGCGCCGTCTGGTGGCGATTGGCGGCAGCTCCTTCCGCCGGAACTCCGAGAAGCCAAGAGTCTTTCCAAGTTCAGCGACGTAGCATCCTTGGCCAAGTCTTATGTCGAGATGGACAAGATGCGTGCATCCGTGTCCAGTGCCACACAACCCCCGCCCGGTCTGCCCATGCCCAACGAACAATGGACCGATGCGGAGTGGCGTCAGTTATTCACCAAGCTGGGTGCTCCAGACAAACCAGAAGGCTACGAATTTACCAAACCAGAACTACCCGAGGGGGCGATTTACGATGAGAGCCTTGACCAATTTTTCCGGGATAAGGCGTTCGAGATCGGCCTAACCAAGCGGCAAGCGCACGCCCTGCGCTCTGCGTGGATTGCCGACCAGACGAAGCGTTTCCAAGCCCAACAGCAGGAAGCCCAAAAACAAGCCGCAGCTCGACAGGCGCAGTTGGAGAAAGTGTTGGCATCCTTCGGTCCCGACAAGGACGCGATGCTGGATGGCGCCCGCCGGGTGGTGGACCAGTTCGGAGGGGATGCGTTCAAGCAATACCTTCGTTCCACTGGCCTGGGGGATGACCCTGTCTTGGTCGAGTTCATGGCCAAGGTGGGCAAGGCCATGGCCGAGGACCGGGTGATTCTCGGTGGGGCGTCCGGGCTCTCTGGCAGTTTCCGGGGCAGCCCATCCGCTGCGCTGGCGGAGATCGGTCGGCTCAAGGCCGACAAGGAGTTTGCGAAGAGCCTACTGGATGCCAGCCACCCTAACCACAAGGAGGCCAAAGCCCGCTGGAAGGGACTGCACGAAGTGGCCTATCCGAGTGGTGGGGCGTGATTACAAGGCAGTGGCGGGGGCGTTCATTTCCAGCCCCCCACCAGCAGCTTTTCCGCCATTCGCTCCAGGTCCACAGGGCGAACGCGGATTGCGCCCCCCAGCTTGACCAC